CATTATTTTAGTACGTATGATGTTGAAAAAGGAATAGGATTAAATTCAAGTGAGGAGACTATAAAACAATTAAGTAAATTTGTTGAAACAAAATGGAGAGATTTATTCTTACTTCATTATACACCTAATAGTTTAATTAACGGTGAAAAAGATATTCATTGGGATTTTAGTGGGTTAAGTATGGTTGGATGTTTAACTGATGATTATGAAGGAGGTAAACTAATTTTTCCTAGACAGAATGTTACTTACAGATTAGAAAAAGGGGATGTTATCGTGTTTCCAGGAGGTTTAACTCACCCACACTATGTGGAACCCGTAACTAAAGGTTTTAGGGATGTAATTGTTGGTCAAAGTATGACATTACCTCAAGACCATAAAATTGATTATTAAAAATAATTTGACAACTCAGAGATTTTTACTATCTTTGAACTATATATTAGAAATAATGAAAACTACAATAAAACATATGGTCTTTAGTACACAGCAAAAATCAATTTGTTGGTATGAGCGTATGCGCGATTGTAGTTCGGATATAATTTTTGAGTAATTTTTTAAAATAAAAATAAACCAAATTTTTTATATACCCCGAACTCGTAAAAAGGTTCGGGGTTTTTTGTTTTAAAATTGTTTGGTTCTTTGAAATATTGGTTGTAATTTTGTACTTGAAATACGGGTGGCTCCCTTAATAGTTAAGGCTGACCTTAAGCATCTTCCGAAAGGATATACAGGGGGCGAAAGTATTTCAATTTAAACGTCGCGTTGGACAAATTGGTTAAGTCGTTACCCTTTCACGGTGAAGATTACGGGTTCGAACCCCGTACGCGATACAAGATGATGGTCTTATGTTATTGTCGTTGTCGACTAACTCAATAACTATTAAACGGACAGCACCCTCTGCCTGGGACCCAGAGAAAACTCTGATGAAGCAGTTAAGATTGGAGCGAGACGGGTACTCCAACATCATCATACAGTTCCTTAGCTCAGTGGAAGAGTCCTTGCCTTACATGCAAGTAGTCGTAGGTTCGAATCCTACAGGAACTACATAAATCTTAAAGTTGAGGGGATGTCGAAGGTGACCGAAAGGTCCCGCCCCGAACAAGTGTGGGCGACCTCAACTTTATATTTGGTGACGTAGCTCAGTTGGTAGAGCACTTGCCTGAAGAGCAAGGTGTCGTCAGTTCGATTCTGACCGTTACCACGGAGTCCCGAATTAACGGGAAACCCCCACTCCCATATGGCAGCCAGTCCGTTAAGCTGGTGAAGTGGGGTATTTGACTTCGTAGCTCAGTTGGTAGAGCACTTCACTTTTAATGAAGGAGTCCCGAGTTCGAATCTCGGCGGGGTCACAAAAAACATATATTATGAAAGCAATACTTGAATTTAATTTACCTGAAGATAATCAGGAGTTTGAATTGGCAACAAAGGGTCTTAAATTTTGGTCGGTCTTATGGGAATTAGACCAATCTTTAAGGGCTAAAACAAAATATGCTCCCGACAATTTACCTCAAGATAAGTACGACGCTTATCAAGAAATAAGGGATGAACTTCGTGAGTTAATGTCGGATAATAATGTTAATTTTGACATGGTTAAATAAAAAACAATAAGATGATAGATAATATAAACATAATAAAACCGTTATTAAACTTCGAGGAGAAGGGAGACTTCTATATGTTGTATGTATTTAAACGTAAGAAAGACCAACCTGAAGGAGAGAAAGATAACCATCAATCGGTTAGAACTATCAAAACATATTGCATTGAATCAATTGACCATTTGGAAAGGAGATATGATGAGGTGAAGCAACTATGTGAGATGTTCAAGGCAAGAGCTTACATTCATGTTCAAAAACAAAACCACAGAGATGTGTCTTTGGATATGTTGGCGAGTTTAGCTGAGAGAATTAAGAATGGAGTTCAGAATCAAAAGGGGTTATTTGATTCAGTTGTTGGACAGATAAAAACTCAAGAGAAAAGATGGATTATTGATATTGATAATGTATCGATGGACGGATTCAATCATGACCCATATCAGGTGTCATTGAGAGAATATATAAACGAGTTACAGAAAGAGGCGGGAAAAGACCAAGGAATGACTTTTATTAAAACAAGAAGTGGATTCCATATCATAACTCAACCTTTTAATGTGATGAAATTTAAAGAAAGATATCCCGAGGTTGATATCCAAAAAAAGAACCCAACATTATTGTATTATCCAAATAGTTTAGATTAATTATGGCAACATTAGAAACACAATACAAGAACTTTCTCTTGGAAAATCCAAATTCAAAGTTTACCTTTGAGGAGTGGAAAGAATGGTTGGGAAAACAACTTGAGGAGGCGTTGAAAGACATTAAGTTGAATAAATAGGGTCGGTTGGCCGAGTGGTTTAGGCGGTAGTCTGCAAAACTATCTACACAGGTTCGATTCCTGTACCGACCTCATGACAAAGAAAGAAATTGACAAAATGGTTAAAGCCATTAGAATGACAACAAAAAAAGCTTGCAAGAATAAAAAAACCGCTTTAAAGTTTTTGATTAAGGCAGGAATTATAAAAAAATAATACGTGTGTAGCTCAGACGGTAGAGCAGTAGTCTCCAAAACTATGTGTCAGAGGTTCGAATCCTTTCATGCGTGCTAAAGGTTGATTGGAAAGACTTACACCTTCTCTAAGGAGTTGGAATGTAAGCGAGGGGACTGAATGAAGTCGAAGAAATGCCAATCATAAAAGTAGATGTCCACGCACCCATCTTCTACTTTCCTTAAAATATTAGGTTGATTGGGGAATGATGATGTAAATACCCGGTAGTGGTTGGAATAAGACATCGTCGGAGTTTAAACTACCATTAGTAATGCCAATCATAAAAGGAGATGTCCACTGAACCATCTTCTCCTTTCCTTATTTTGGGAGTATCGCATAGCGGCAATTGCAGAAGACTGTAAATCTTCCCTCTTTAGAGTTCGTAGGTTCGAGTCCTACTCCTCCCACATTTTGGACTTGTAGCTCAGTTGGTTAGAGCGCTTCACTCATAATGAATAGGTCCCTGGTTCGAGCCCAGGCTGGTCCACAATATTGCCCGATGGTGTAGCGGTAGCACAAATGTTTTTGGTGCATTTAGGGTTGGTTCGAATCCAGCTCGGGTAACTAAATAAGATGAATATGTGGTTTTTAATTGTTTGGATTGTATTGATGATTATTGTCAAATGGGACAATGACCGTGATTAGGGTTTTATGGTGTAACGGATAGCACACGAAACTACGGATTTCGGAGTTTAGGTTCGAATCCTAATAGAACCTCTAAACTGCGTGGCTTAGAGGAAAAGAACTATCTCTCATAAGGATGGTCAATTGGGTTCGAAACCCAAACACGCAACATATGGTGGCTATAGCTCAGTCGGTAGAGCGCTTGGTTGTGGTCCAAGTTGTCACGGGTTCGATTCCCGTTAGTTACCCAAAGTGTTTACAACGGACAAGGCTTAGGCAAGTGAGTTGAGAATGAGTAGTAGGAGATTTAATCGTTTGGACTACAGAAAGTTTGATACAATAGATTGGTGGGATGCGAGTGGTTGACCAAAACACTTATTACGGAAGGATGGCAGAGTTGGTCTATCGCGCTTGACTTGAAATCAAGTGTACTGCAAGGTACCGTGGGTTCGAATCCTACTCCTTCCGCAATTTTTTACTCATATTGACTATTTATTAGTATGGAAAAAGTAACATTAACAAAAGAGCAACTATTCAAGGTAATGCATTTGAATGAGCAGGAAAATAAGCCTGAAACTAAAAGTAACTCAGGATTTAAGAATATGGTGTCAACACTATTACATTCTCAAACTCAAGTACATATTTTTCATTTACAGACTAAGTCATATTCTGAACATAAAGCATTACAAAAGTACTATGAAGGGATTGACGCATTAGTAGACGGTATTATCGAAAGTTATCAAGGTAAGTACGATGTTATTAAAAATTATGATTCAGTTAAAACTGAGGACTACAAGAGTTCTGAGCAAGTAATTAATTATTTCAAATCATTAGATACTATGATTGAGAAAGCAAGAAAAGGAGTTAAAGAATCGTTTATTCAAAACCAAATCGATACGGTTCAGGAATTAATATTTTCCACAGTGTATAAGTTAAGATTCTTAAAATAATATACTGTTGAAATCTAATATTAAATTCCTCTAATTAAAAGTTAGGGGAATTTTTTTTTATGGTATGATTTTAATATATTTGTACCAACAACAATGGAATATAACTCAGTTGGTTAGAGTGTCATCCTGATACGGTGAAAGTCGATGGTTCGAGTCCATCTATTCCAACAATGGAAAATGAAATTAAAAAGAAAACTGGCAATAGAGCCAAGTTTAAGAAAATTGTAAAAGAGTATAAAGAAGCGACCAATAAAGAGATTTGGGAAGGAGTTAGAGATAATTTTACTTTCGGGTTTATTGGCGCAACTATTGTTGTGTTTATAGCGACAAGAGCTGATATTGCGGTATTATTAGGTTATTTAGCTTATTACTTTTTTGTGGGTAAGATAGTTAATCGACCAAAATACGTAACCGATTTGGGAAAATTAATTGTGTTTCCAGTACCATCAGCATTAGGTGCGTTTATAGGATATAAATTATCCTATTACCTTTTACAGTTATTGTAATCTTTTGGAAAGTTACCCAAGTTGGTGAAGGGGCTTGTTTGCTAAACAAGTAGGGTGTAAAAGCCGCGAGGGTTCGAGCCCCTCACTTTCCGCAGAAAAAAAATGTAAAAAAAAATTGACAAAATGTAATGGTTATTGTATATTTATAGTCTATTAATTAATTAACAAAAAAAAAGAAAAAAACATGAAAAAAGTATTAGCAATTTTTGCAATCGTAGCATTGGCCTCTTGTGGTAATGGAAAATCAACTGAAGTTAACTCTGACTCAACTGTAGTAGCAGTAGATTCAGTAAAAGTAGATTCATCAGCAGTGGCTGTAGATTCTGTAAAAGCTGAAGCGCCTGCGTCAGTAGAAGAAAAAAAATAATTACATTCTATTGGAAAAACAAAACCCACCTATTGGTGGGTTTTTTTATTTTAATAATCTT